TTTTCACCGTGAGGGTGTAGGCGCCAGTCGTGTTGTTTGCGACCCAGTACTGCTGCACCGTGGCAGGCACGATGATCTGCATGTTCGCGGTTAGGACGCCGCTGAACTGATAAGCAATGCGGTTCAGTTCGGCGCCAGACAGCGTGTATGGACTCGCCTGCCCAGTCAGGCTGATAGAGATATAGTCGAATGTGAAATCAGCCGGCTGACCGAGCCCGAGGGTGTAGAATTCCGTGCCATCGCAGACGAAGAACGCGCTGCTGCCCGGGTTCATAATCAAAGACGCGCTATTGTCGATGGTTTCACCGCCGGGCCCTTGAACGGTGACGGCGCCATTGCCTCCGTTACGGATCTGACAGAACCAGTCGTTGCCAACGCCGCCCGCAGCAGGCAACGTCAGCGTACCAGCACCGGCCGTCCAGAGAAACATCTTGGAGCGGTCGCTGCTGCCAATAGTGAAGTTAGCATTTAGCGGGTCAACCGCGATGGCCTGATTCAATGTCGGGCCAATTGCCTTGATGCCCAATCCGGCAAGGGAAGCGGCATTGACGGCGGATGAACCAACGCCATAAGCCAGAGCGCGCCATGTGCCATTTACCGTGGCATTGCCGGTCAGATACAGCTGCCAGCTTTGTCCAGCCGCAACAGACGCAAGCGTGTTGCCGCTATTGTCAGCAACGGTAAACGTGAAAGATCCCGGGTTGAAAAACAAAACCGTCTCGCCAACCGAAGCCTGAGAGGCGTTCGGCATGCGGATCGTAAAGCCCCCAGCAGACGGCGTGACGTCCATGATAGAGGCGACGACATCAGTGTTAGTGGCGACTTCGGTCGGCCACGTCAGTGTGACGTTCGCGGTCAGCGCAACGGCGCGATAACTGACGTTTGCGGGGTAAATATTTGTACCGCCAAAGGTCGATGTGAAACTGGGCACCTTTAATCCTCCCTGCGGATGATGCCACGATCAGCAATCTGGCGGATATCTTCGCCGTTCAGCGCGGCGACGGATCTGTCGTAGAATCCTTGCCAGATCGGGATGATCTCTTCGTTCTTGAGGAACGGGGCGGCCTCCATAAGCGAGGCGTAGAGCAAGGCGTTTGGCGCGTATTCCGTGAACCAGTTCGTTTGAACGTCGTCACCGAGAAGCGGCGGCAGTTCATAATAGATCAGTTCGTAAGGGAACGGCGCGCTCGGCGTGGGCGCGAAGAACCAGTGCGAATAATCATAATCAGCATAAAACCTCGGCGTCCCGGTCAGCGTCTGGTTCGGCCAGTACTGACGCATATACTCATACGCGCGCGGGAAGACTTCCTGCGTGGTGTTGTAGCCGGTGCCTGTGCCGACCCGAATGCTGACGGTTTCACGCCAGCGGTCGGGCTTGGGGTAGGTAGGCTCTCCCACAGTCATGGTCGATGAGACGACGGTGACGGTACCTTGGATCTTCAGTTCCCGGGCGAGGCGGCGCTCAGCGAGGCCGATTAGACTGGGAAGCTGGAGGTAGACCGAAGGATCCGTCGCAAGCGTTGCCCCGCGCTCCAGATAATTCCGGAGGTCGTTCAGCAAGCTGGTATAGGTCATCGCCGTGGCCATAGCGAAACCCTACATCAATTCAGCGACTGCTGCAATTAAGGCTGCAACGGCTGCGAACGCAATCACACCCTTGTTTTTCACGTTCGTCAGCTTCTCCATCAGCGAGCGCTGAGGCGGGTGGGGGTCGCCGATCACACCCTTGGTGACCTTGTTGACGACGGCCTTCTCGGCCTCTTTCTTGGCAGCGTTGAGCGCCAGTTTCTTCAGGTCCATGATAATCTCCTTACTTAGATTTGCTTTCGATGACGCCAACGCGCACCTTCAAGTCGTTGATCTCGCCCGTCAGATGCTCACGTAACTCCGCTCTAGCCTTAGCTGAATGCGGACTGTCCGTAGGTACACCGTCTGGCGTGACGAGAACAGGCATAGAAGCTTCAATCTTGGTCAGTCGCGTCTCGAACGTGTTCACCTGCCCCAGCAGCCACGCAATGCAGGCGATCAAAATGGGCACTGCGCCCTTCAGGACGTCGCCCCAGTTGACGTTCACGGCAGCCACCCGGCGAACTTCTTCGTCTTCGCCTCGCGGTCGTCGAGACCGTGCGTGCCGCCGTTGATGCGCTTGGTTAGAGCGAGGATGGCGGCGTCGTTGATGCCTTGGTCGCAGATGGACCAGAGCTTATTCTTGTCGAAGAACCAAAGGGCGCTTTCGAAGCAAAGTTCAGTGGCCACAAGGTTCGGATTATCCACCACATCCGGGCGGTCGATGTAGTCCGCAAACGCGCGGTAGTTCGACTTGCCCGTAAGCTGTAGCGCGCCGCGACCGCGGTATTTCCAGCCGTCGCCGGATGCCTCGACGCTGTTGCCCATGCGGCTGGCATAGACGCGGTTGGCGATCTTCTGCGGCTGGCGCTCATACGCCTTGGCCATAGCTTCCGTGGGGAAGTACTTGCCGAAGATGCCGCGCAGGCCCTTTGCGCCGTAGTTCAGGTTCTCACTGAAGGCCGTGAAGTTTCCCGACTCGTGCGCCGTCTGAGCGAAAAAATGCGCCGCGCGGTTTTTGTTCAGCTTGTAGTAGGCGGCGGCGGCCTTAAACGTGCCCGGACCGAATACGCCATCAGCCGTGACGCCGAGCTTCTGCTGGAGAGTTACAAGGCTCATTTCTTGTTCCACAGATCAAAGAGCGCCTTGACCTTCTCCTCAACCACGGCGACGCGCACGTCCATCTTGGCGAGGATAATCACCAGCGAAATGAATGCCAGAACAATAGGCCAAAGCTGGCCGATCAGTTCAACGGTAGAAAGATTGCCAGCCATTACGCCCTCGGATTACGCCAGTCCGGGAAGTCGTCCTCGTCGACCACGCCGTCGCCATTGGCGTCATAGCGCAGGTCGTTGCGATACTTCTCCCACGGGGCCATGTCATCGTCTTCGTCGGCCTCAGGCTCCGGCGCAGCAGCCATAGGCTCAGGCTCAGGCGCCGGCAGGGGCTCAGGTTCGACCGGAGTCGGCTCCGCTGGCTTTGCGTCACGCGCATTGGCGTTAAGGCTCAGGCCACCCAGCAGGCCGACGAACGCACCGACGATGGTGTTGAACGCGGGTCCGATGATCTCGAACACCTTTTCGCTGCTCACGATCTCATCCGACACGAACATGCCAGCGACCATAGCGATAACGACGACGAGGATGACCGCCGAAAGCGTCATGACCGCCGTGCGGATCGTAAACTCAATCGTATCCTCAATGCCTTCGCGGCTGCTTTCAAAGCGATCCCAGAAGCTCACAGGGCTCCCCTTCAGTTAGGTTGTCGGTCAGCCACCTGCTGCAAACGATCTTCAATCCGCCGCAGGTGAGTGAGCATTTCATCAAAGCGCCGGTCGATCAACTGGAAGCGCTCGTCACCGAACTGCAAACGAGACTCCAGCTTTGTAAGCCGGCTGTTCAACGTCGTCCATACACCGATCAAGCCACCCAGAAATGTCAGAGCGGTTACGATTGCATTAATATCAATCTGCATCACCGGAGATACCGCAGTTTATAGATGGCGTCGAGGTAGACCCCCGTCACGTTGTCGATCCGGTTTGCAACGGCGCGGTTGCCTTTGCAGATCTCTTCGTGATGCTCCTCAATCCACTTGGCGTCAGCCTTGAAGATTTTCAGGCAGTCACCCTTGGTGTCCTCTGGGGCGGGAATGGCCCCGATCAGATCATACGCACCCTGATACGCCTCGACGAGCGGGTCGATAGCTTCGATCAGTTCATGGTAGAACTTACCCAGAGCCTTATGCTTGGCATAGCTGCCCTCATCCTTGGCACGCCAGTGCTCGAAGTGCGCCAGATTGCGTGCGTAAAACACGCGAGAGATAAGCTCCTCAATCATCAGGCAATCCGCATGGCGGGGCAGATGATGGCTGGGATTGCGGGCGCGATGGCGCCGGCTGCGATAAAATCAATCGTTACGTCAACATCTTCCGGGAGCCACATAATTTCAATGTATTGACCAGCCGTGACAGTGTCAAAAAAGCTCAGGCTGAAGACGGTGGCGCCGCCGTCAGCGGCTTTTGGAACGTTCACAATTGTGGCCGAGTTCGCAATATTGGTACCATTTTTGCGGAACCAGACGGTTGCATCGTGATCGGCAGAATCGGTGTTTTTAAACTGAATCGATGGCGAAAGCATGTACGTGCCAGCGACAGCAAACGTAATCTGCGTGCTGGCAACGACGCTGATGCCCGTACCGGTTAGGTCAGTATCAAACGTCACGGCGGTTGCCGCTGCTACGTTGCCCGTCTGATCCGTTAGGCTCGAAGGCTGGGCAAAGGCGCGGCCCGCCAGATCGGCGAATGGCACTGTCGCCGCTGCTGTAAACGCGGAGGTGCCGTTGCCCTTGACGTAGCCCGTCAGAGTTGCCGCGCCCGTACCGCCAGTGGCGACCGTGCGGACGTTCGTTGCCGACGCCGCTATGTCAGAGGCGGCTACCTTGCGGCTGGCGGCGCTCTGAACGATTTCAAGTAGCTCAGTCCCCGCTAGGGGCAGCGACGCTGCGGTAAGATCCGTGATTTTTACGTTAGCCAAGACAGCCTCCCGCTGCGTGAAACTGATAGGCGATCACTATCACAGATTCTAACGACGTGTCACGGCCCTATAACTGCGGTGTCGGTGTCGCTATAAAAGATCATGCGCCCATTGCAGGCCATGTTCCAGTCGGGGCCGCTCTGCTCTGACCAGCACGGCACGAGGATGCGGACGTGGCGCGCGAGGTGCTCGTTGCCATCCTCAAAGACGCGCCAGACATGCTCCGGCGACCCGCGACCCGGCTGCCCTGCGGACTTGTTGAAACGGATGAGGTAGTGGCTCATTCCGGCGGCGGATTGGGCAGCTTGAAATTATCCGGGAAGGACGATGATGCGTGGACGCGGCGAAGCTCCCGCCGGTAAG